TTTTTTAAGTTTTCTTCTTTTATTTTTAATATATCTTTTCCTTTATGGAACTTTTTATAATACATATTTTCATAAGTGTGAGTTAATTCATGGATATAGTTTGATAAAATATTATCTGAATTAGTTAAACTTTTTAATATTCCACTATCAAAGATTTTATTGTATGTTCTCTCACTTCCTAGATATACAGGATTTATATATATAACATTTCCTTTAGGATAGTATGAAGCAAATGTATTTTCCTTAGTCATTACAATTACCTTTAAATCTCCAAAATCATTTTTATCCATTCCCATAGTTTTAAATGCCTTTGATAGTGTATCATCTATGTATGTAATAGATTCTTTAACAGAAGTTTTATTATTAAAATCATCTATCATAAGACTATTTTTTGTTTTTTCTTCCACATAAATTTTATTCTTTGTTCCAGTTGCTTTATAGCAAGTTATTTTTTCTTTTTGTCTTGTAAATTCTTCCTTTTGTCTAGTTAATCTTGGTAATTTTCTTTTCAGTTCTTCATCTGGAACTCTTTCAATAACTTCTTTTTTTATATATTGGTCTTTCCATTCTTTATAGTTCATGTACTTAACTTCTTTATACTCTCCATTTTCATCTCTTGATGCTCTTGTAGGATCATCATCAAAATATGGAGCTATAACTGTTCTGCAATTTCCACTCCAACAAACCTTTCCATTCCTTCTTACTAATAATGTATTATGTTTAGGAACCTCAACACAATAAACATAATCATCATATTCTATATCTGTTATTTCCATATTATATAAATAATTATGAACTTGTGTATTCCAACGTATAGTCCAGACATCTTTATTTATTGTATAAACCCCATTTTTAAACTCAATCTCTTTACCAGCACATTTATTTAAGTAGTATGAAGGTCTGCCTCCTGCTTTTAAAATAAGCTCTCCCAAATCACTAGCTAATTTATCTGAACTTGTGAAAAATTGTATACTGTCATTAAATTTATAACCTTTCCAAATCTTACCTTTTTTTAGTGTTCCATCAGCTTTTGAGTAGGCTATTAAAAAAATTCTAATTAATTCAGAACTTAATTCTTTTATGTTGTCAGGAATAAATTTAGTTGTACATTTCCCAAATTTAGATAATTCTTCTCCGAGTTCTTTATTATGTATCATCAAACTTTCTTTACATTTATAAATTTTAAAAGGTAAATCTTTTAGTTCTTCATACATCCAATCATTATTATATTGAGCTATTTTCACATTAAAACTATTTCTATCAAATGTACAACTTCCATCTGATAACCAATAAGCCATAAATTTTAAATATGTATTAATATCTACTTTTTTTCCTGCAAGTATTTCATATTCCTTTTTAATTCCATTCCAGTTAAGTCCTGAGAACATTCTATGTTTGCTTTTTCTACCAACCTTTGATGCTTCTTTTAATTTCCAAGATTTATCTTTTACAGTATTATCAGTATTTTGGACAAAAATACTATGATTTGGTGTAACTACTAAATCAAATCTTGAATTTTTAAAACTAATCATATTTCCTTGATACTTATAAGAAATATAATTTATTGGTTTTTGCCATTCAGGTTCTAAATTTCCAGGATTAATCGTATAAACTAACTCATTCCCTTTTAAATCTTTAAATAATTTCCAACCCTCATTAGTATAAATTTCTGTAGTTTTATCATAACAATGTGAATGAAAAGGGGGCACAGTTACTCCTATCTCCTGGTCAGATATATTAAAAACCTTTCCATCCATTTCTTGACAGATTTCAGAAGTATGAAGGTCTAATGTTGCTACTATTTCATATTTCTCAACATCTATACTTTTGAAAGCTTCTATCTGTGCTTTTGAAGCATAAGCAGCTGATTCTGTTTCTAGTAATCTTCTAGCAACATACTCTTTGTTTTTTATCTTATCAGAAACAAATTTAGATATATCTTCAACAGCTTCATCTAATGTACTACCAGTTATAAAAGATTGAGTAATTTTAGTTCTCAATGTATTTATTAATTGTTCCTTGTCTTGCCAAATCCTATCTGAAAAAGTTTTCCCATCTTTTAACCAAGGCTTTCCTATAACTTGATTAATCTTATTTTTATCTAAAGTAGCAAAACTTGTTTTAAGATTCAATCCTTTTGAAATCTCATACAATGAATGATAATAAGTATCTTCATAATTCTTTATTAAATAATCTTCTAGCATCTCATTTTCTTTATTTCTTAAAGTTTCAATACTATTTTTAACTTGAAGTTGTAAAGCCTCCAATCTTTGAATATGTATTCTAGCTGAAGCATTTTCAAGTTCTTTTTTCCATGCTCCACTCTTAGCTTTTTGAGTATATTCTGCTAAGGTCCATTTGAATTCTTTTAATTCATCTTTAGTTAGTAATTTTTTAGCATCAGCTAATGATATTTGATTATTATCAGCTATTCTAATATACCATTTTTCAATATCACTTTTTATCTTATTCTCTGCTATTTTATATTGTTTTTCTATTTCTTTAGTATAAGCTTTATTTGATATATTTCTTTGTTTTTCTTCTTCTTCAAATCTCTTAGTCCAGTAATTACTCATCTAAATCAGAAACTTTTTTAGTTCCAAAATCTCCTGGATAAGGATCTAATTCTTTATTTTCTTTTTCAAGTTGTTTTATTTCTTCATCAACATTGTTAACCCAAGGATGTTGAGTTATTATAGTTTTTTGAGATATGATACCAATACTAGCCTTACAATTATTAATTGTTTCAGATTCATTAACTAAAACATCTCTATTAAATATTACATCAAGAGTTTCATTAACATTTAAAGCTTTATTTATGAACCACATCAATTCTTCAAAAGATGCTTGAAATTCTACTTCCATTTGATTAGCATCTAAATCTATATCAGAATACATAGATTGAATATTCATCTCATTAGGATTATTTCCAAGTCTTTCATCTTTAGCATCAAAGCCTCTTGCATTTTCTATTATTGCTTTTTTAAGTAATTTGATTATTAAAGCATAGTTTTCAGAGTTAACTTCTATTTGAAGTGCTTCAAGTCCACCTTTGCCACCATCAGTATTTGTAACTTTTACTGCTCTATATGTTGCTAAGTTTCTTCTAAACTCTCCTAAATTCTCTCCATCATAGTTAGTTAAGATTAAAATTGTACTTCCTGCATCTTCCATCATATTATCTTGAAATTTAGAGATTATCTCATTCAAGGCATCTTGTAAGCATTTAACTCTGCATATTAAAGGTTGCTCTAAGTTATTACTTCTAAAAGGAATTAATGGAACTTTTCCCCAGTTGTATGTTTCTTCTCCTATAGATATATAATCTGAATGTCCTAAAGGTTTTAAACTATCATTCCAAATAAAAAAGTCTACTCCATTTCCTGAGTAAACTTCTACTTTTTTAACTGGAACTAAACTATTATATTGAAACTCTAAGACTTCATATAATCTTATAGCTAATTCTAATTCATCTTTATTATTATCTTTCCATATTGGTAATATTTCAGAAGGTTCAAATTTTCTAAATTGTAATTCACCTTTTTGGTTAAAATATGGATAGATCCAACCTATTCCACCATTAAGAGTATCCTCTCCTAAATTTCTTAAAGTTCTTAGAAACTTATTACCAAATAATTTCAAAACATTTTCATTTTTACAAATAAAAGTTGGTTTCTTAGCTAAAATATAATTAACTTTTTGGTCAACCATTTTTGAATATTGATTATCCACTAGTTTAGAATTGACTAAGTTATCAATATCTTCTAATCTACCACCTTCAACTATTGCTTTTCTTTTTTTACTTAATATGTCATGACTTCCTTTGTAATATCTTTCTCCATTCACCTGGTCCACTCTAGTTTTTGAAGAAAGCCATTGACTTATTAAATATTCAAGTTTTCTAATCTCCATATTTTCCACCTTTGGCTTTTTAAATAGTTTTTTTATCCATTCCCACATTATTAACTCCTATTCAAAAGATAATCCTGATATTTTATTACATTTTTCAGCTATCCCTGTAAGGACATCAGGAGCATCATCATGTTTATTTTTTCCTTCCTTCTGATAAGTAGTTATAGCTTTATAAAATTCAGGCCACCTATCAGCCCAATTAACTGGGAAATAAATATGTTCCATAACCCAAGTTGCATTAGATAATATTCTAGCTCTTTTATTTTGTGTTTGATGAAACCATCTAACTTTACAACGATTACTATTATATTTTTCTAATAAATGTTTATCTACCGCTCTTGCAAAACCTCTACCACCATTGTTAGATTCTATATCAGCTTCTTTTATATTATTCTCAATTAATATTTTAGCAGTTGCTGGCTCTGTTATCTCCATTGGCTCTTTTGTATATAAAACATCTAAAATATATGCTTCTTTGTTATATACTCCATAGCAAATAGAACATAAGTAATCTTCTCCAGTATCAGCTGTATCTGTATAGTTTTTATATGCTGTAAATAATAAATTGTTATTTGAATCCATAGGCAACTGATTATATGTTTTTATACTACTATACAATCTGCCTTTGATGTCTATTGGTTCTTGTTGGTAGTTGGCATATACAATTTCTTTTGCCATATTCTTAGTTTTAAACTCAAAATCCTCTAATGATAATGTTCCTTCATCAAGTGGAGTTCCATCATCATTGATAGCTTTATAATTTATATGAACCACATCATCATAATTAGATAAAATAAAACCAGCTAGGTCATTACTTGCCCACCTGGTCATTATGATTATTAATTTAAAACCTTTTTCTGTTCTTGATAACATAGTATTAGTAAACCAATCAATATGCTTTTCAAGAACATTAGAGTTATATGCTTCCTCAGAGTTTTTTATTAAGTCATCTATAACTATTAAATCTGCTCCAAATCCTGTTGCAGTTCCTGTTGGAGATGTAGCCAAATAGTTTGCGACTTGGCTCCCTTCCAAAGCCCACTTATTCATTGATGCTTCTCCATACTTTATTTTAGTATTAGGAAATATATCTCTATAAACTGTTACCCCTTGAGTCTGTTCTGTTGCTATCATATCTCTTACTTGCTTAGCAAATGTAGAAGAAAGAGTTTCATTATATGATCCAGTCATAATTTTTAACTTATTATTTCTTCCTAACAACCATTGAACAAATAAGGTTGCTGTTCTACTCTTCCCAAATCAGAGTCGAGGTGGCATATTTACCACAAGTATTTTATTTTCAGATGCCATAAACTCTTGTAATGTATTACAAAAATCTAATAAAAACTTTTTAGTTTCTTTATAAAAATCAGGATAAAAGAAATTACAATAATCCCAGAAATTTCTTCTTGCTAATTCTTTTCTAGCCTCCAATTTTATTAGGTCTTTATCAAATGCCACCATACCACCTCCTCAATTCTAAATATATTTCCATTTTTTACCAGCGGCTTTTTTCATCTCCCCATTTATAACTTTTCTAATTGTTGAGGGACTAATATTATTAAATTTAGCTGCTTCTGTTAAAGAATTGTATATGATGTTTGTATCTAAACATAAAACTTTTTTAGAAGTTGCTTCATTCATTGCTTTTATAGCTTTCTTAATATTTTTATCTAATTTTAATTTGTTTTTATAAAAATGAAAATTTTGTTCACTAGGAGTTGCCCATTCCAAATTTTCAACTTTATTATTGGATTTATCTCCATTAATATGGTTAACAGTTTCTTTTTTCTCAGCATTATTTATAAATGCCTCTGCAACAATTCTATGAACTCTTAATGTTTTTTGTATATTATTTTTATATAAATCTACAAGTAAATAACCTTGCTTAGTTTTTCTTAAAGATTTTATTTTTTCAGGAACCATTTGAATCTTACTGTGATTTATTTTTATTCTTTCTAAACTTTTTATTCTGCCCATATTACTTACTTGATATAATCCTTCATAACCTAGAATGTCTTTCCATATTTCCATATAGCTTTCATCTCCTTTTATAATTAAAAAGAGATGTCAAGCATATCTCACGACATTCCTAACATCTCATGTAAAACTAATCTTTTATAATTTTCTTTAATTCATCAGTTGTAAGTCCAGCAAATGGATTAGAATTTATATTTCCATTTACCTCAACCTTTTGAGTATACTCTCCATCCATTTTATTTAGTATATCTAATGCTTTCAATCTATCAGTGTCTTTTGTTTCTTCTTTTAATATCATCTTAGTTAAGAATTCTCTTCTTTCAATAGCTGTCATAATTCTATTACTTTTAGCTTTTTCTTGTAGTTCTTCTATATATCGACAAATCTCGACATTCTGTAATAAAACATTAGTTCTTGTCTTGCTATATGTTTCACTATATCCAGCTTTAATAGCAGCATCAGTAGCATTTCCACTAGCTACATAATATTCACAAAAAGATTTTTGTCTTGCATTTAATTTCAATACTACTTCACCTCCAATTTTTACAAATAAAAAAAGAGAACATTATAAGTTCTCTCTTATATTACTTCTCCATTTTCCTCAATATCTTTAGCAAGTTTCTTTTTAACTTCTATATCAGTAGTAAATTTTAATATAATATCATCCATTTTTTTATTAACATAGTAAAAGTTTCCTGCTACCTTTCCTTCTCTTGTTACAAAAATCACTTCTGTTAATTTATCAGATAAACCTTTATTCTTTTTGATTAATTCTTCTTTTACTCTATCTTTTTCAATAGGGGTATAATCTTCTAATGATTTTACTAAAACACAAGCAATTACCTTTTCTTTATAATCTTCTGTTATATCTGGATACAACAAATATTTCATACTACCATCTCCTATTTTTATTTTTCTTTTATTATATCTCTTACTAAAAAAAATAAAAATATATAATGTAAATTGAAAAGATAAAAAGATTATATACAATAAAAAATACTCCCACATAGGAACATATCCTGTACATTTAAGTACTGTGAGAGTGTTGACATCTAAATGGCGTGCATATTGGATTTTCACCAATGAAAGACCATCGCGTCTAGCCAGGGTATTAGCCCGATGCACCATAATTGGCAGAGGCTTTTTTAGAGTAGAGCCTCAATAACTACAATACATACATTAAAAATTAAGGAGGATTCTATGAATCCGTTAATCTCAATTTCTACATGTTAA